GAACAATATTGACCTTTGTGCATGGAGAGAACCACCTCAGTGTATGCCAGACGATGTCAAAATGAAATCGAGTATAGATGGTTACCATAAATACTATAACAAATACAAAAAAGATTTTGCAGTATGGACTGCAAGACCAACACCCGAGTTTATGAATGCCTCTATATGATTTTTTAAATAATGAAACTGGTGAAGTAGAAGAGCATAATATGTCTTATACAAAACTTGACCAATTCAAAGAAAACAACCCACATCTAAAACAAGTAATACTTGACGCTCCCATGACCGTAGGTGGACATGGAGATAGAGTAAAAACAGATGATGGATTCAAAGAAGTCCTCAATAAAATTTCTTCTGCAAACCCAGGCTCACCTATGGACAGACATAGACAACGTGGAACCAAAGAAGTTAAGACTAAAGAAATAGTTAAAAAGCATCTAGACATTCAATCAAGAAAGAAGTAGAATAGACTTATGAGTAAATTATTAGAACTGTGGGAACTAGAACATTTAGATTTAAAAACTGTTCAGAAGAATGGTAAAAGATTTTACACAGATGGAGAAGAATCATTTCACTATCCAAGTGTAACAACGGTTGTCGGTTTACTCAATAGAGAACATATCAAATTGTGGAGAGAACGAGTTGGTGAAGAAGAGGCCAATCGTATTTCAACTGGTGCAGCCAAACGTGGTACATCATTCCACCAAGTCGTAGAAGACTATCTAAGGCAAGAAAAGGAAGTAGTATTCCAAGACCTTATAGAAGAGAATAGATTCAGAGGAGTCCAACCAGTACTAGATGAAATAGTACCGATATGTTTAGAAGCACCTATGTTAAGTAACAAGTTGCAAATGGCTGGACGAGTAGATTGCATTGGAATATTTGAAGATGCATTATCTATTATAGATTTTAAGACATCTTCTTCATTCAAAGAAGATTATATGGCTAAACCTTGGTTCTTACAGATGACTGCATATGCAATCATGGTAGAAGAACTAACAGGAACACCCATTGAAGAAATTACTGCAATAGTAAGTCTTGAAAATGGTAACTTTCAATTATTTTCTGCAGACCCATGCGAATATGTTGACGAGTTGTATAAATTGAGAGAACAGTATTCAAACTTACATGGAGTATAAATGTGATTAGTAAAAAAGAATTTACAGAACAAGTTGAAAAACTATTGATAGGTGGTAAAACGGATGTTATGGGAGCAATCATAAAAGTTTGTGATGATAACAAAGTAGAACCCGAATCAGCAAAGAGGTTAATATCCCAACCTCTCAAAGAAAAGCTAGAAGCGGAAGCAACTGGTTTGAAAATGATAAACAGGGGTTCATCAGCACAAGGAACCATTACAGGTTTCTTTAACAAGTAGGTAATTATGAAAAAAGGTGATATCGTCACAGTAGTGGCAATCAGTGGAGAGTATGTTGGAACATTTGACAGTCAGTTAGATACAACCATTACATTAACTCAACCAAAAATGATAGTATCCAATCCCGAAGGTGGAATGGGTTTTGCTAGAGGTGTGGCTGTAACTGGAGACGAAAATCCAGCAGTCATTACATTTAATAATTATGTTTTTGCAACCGAATCTAACGAAGGTGTTCAAAATGCATATCTTATTGCAACAGGACAAAAAGAAGCTCCAAGAGTTGAAGTCCCAGCAGAGAAAAAGATTATTACTTGATGACTTCTAGAGAAGGTTATGATGCATACACGTTATACCTTGGGATAAAGTTACATTTTCATTCCAAGGATTATGACTTCGTTAAGTATAACGGAAAAGTGAAGTCAGACATCAAGTCATTTCTTAAACGTAAAGATAAATACCATTTTGGTAAACTGTACCGAACATATAAACAAGAATTACAAGATTTCTATATTGCAAATCTATCATATAAAGATTTCTGGGCGGGTGACCTTCTAGATAAAGAATGTGATAAGAGATATCGTGAATGGAAGAAACGTAATCAGAAATTAGGTTATATGTTTGAAACAGAAGTGAATGACTTGATACGAAAGTTCAAGATTCAGACACAACTTAAAGTAGTCGACGGTCAACACCCTAGATTACTTAAAGCTTACATGAGTAAGGATGTAAGTTTAGAAACCATTTGCATCATGGATGAAATAATTGGTTTCACTAAAGATTGGGAAGCACTTATCTCAGAGAAGGTAGTGTATCCCGACTTACACATTAGAATTAACAAGTACAAGTCATTCATATCATATGACCAACAGAAATACAAAAAGAAGCTTCTAGAAATATGCTCTACTTAATAGGGAATGGCCCTAGTCAGAAGAATGTAGACTGGGAAGAATTCAAAGATAAAGAGTGGTGGGGTTTTAATGCAGTATCAAATAATATTGTTAAACCCGACTTACTATTTGCAATTGATATAGAAGTTCAAGCAGAAATTGTAGACGAAGAATACTATAAAACAAACAAAGTTGCATTTGCCGAGTTCGAGACCGTCCCGATTGAAATGTGGGATATGATGAAGATGGGTATTGGTGAATATGATAACTTCTATGAGATTAGGAAGGACGGAGATACGGAGTTTTCAGTCCAAGGAAGTTACGACGGAAAGGAATGTTTCTTTATAGGTATTAGCGGGGACTATGGGAATAACATAGTTATGTATAATAATCCTAAGCTTAAGAATCTATTTGGTGGAATGAGTGCATTAGGATATGCAATCGAAAACGGTTACAAAGACATATGTCTAATAGGATTCGATGCACTTGAACATAATGACCCCAGTAATATATTTGCTGAGTCTGGCTTGTATAAATACAAGGTTGATTATTCAGAAGACGATAGAGTCTTCCATACTCAACAACAACAGTTTCTTGCTCTATTAAAGGAGTATGAAAACATTAATGTCTATTGGAAAAAGCCTCTTGAAGGTTTTGTGAAAGTAGAGTATAATGAACTTAACTATGAAAATAGTGAAAAGTGGATACTTGGGGTGGGACACCCATCTGAAGTATCTTGATAATATGCGATAAAATGCGATACAATTGTAATAAAATAGGAGAATACAATGTCAAGTAGTTTAGATAAACTAAGAGCTGCAATGGAATCAGCTTCCCCAACAGGCGGAGAAAAAAAATCCTACTCAGACGACACTATGTGGAAACCCGAACTCGATAAGAGTGGTAACGGTTACGCTGTAGTTCGTTTCTTACCTACCCCCGAGGGTGAAGAGATGCCATGGGTATCATACTTCGACCACGGTTTCCAAGGGCCAGGTGGATGGTATATTGAGAAGTCTTTAACGACTCTTAATAAACAAGACCCTGTGTCTGAATACAATACTCAGTTATGGAATACTGGTGTTGAGGCAAACAAAGACCAAGCACGTAAACAGAAAAGACGTTTACATTATGTGTCTAACATCCTTGTTATCTCAGACCCTAAAAATCCTGCTAACGAAGGTAAAGTGTTTAAGTACAGATATGGTAAAAAAATCTTTGAAGCACTCAAGGAAGCAATCTCACCAGCATTTGAAGATGAGAAAGCAATCAATCCTTTTGACCTCAGAGACGAAGGTGCCAACTTCAAGATTAAAATCAGAAAAGTTGACGGATACTGGAACTATGATAAATCAGAGTTCGATTCACAAGCACCTTTATTTGATGATGAGCAAAAGCTTGTAGATGTGGTAAACAACCTACATAGCTTAAGTGGAATTATTGCACCAAGTGAGTTTAAATCTTACGAAGAGTTAAAAGAGAAACTCGATAGAGTTCTTGGATTAACAGGTGCAGTAACTAACTCTACAGCTGAGTCAGTTGCAGATGATATGGAAGAACTTCCATGGTCAGATGTTAACACGTCTCCAGTTGCAGAAGAACCTGTAGTTGCATCAGCAGAATCTGCTCCCCAAGTGGAAGAAGATGATGCGATGGACTACTTTAAGAAACTGGCTGCTGATAGTTAGTAGTTGAGTTTCTTACAATGGGGTAGTCGTGTTTATTCAAAATGTGTCCTTGAAAATAAGACGACTACACACTGAGACCGTGGAAAATGATTGGGGGTACTCAGTAAGGGAAAGGTCAATAGCATATAGCGGATTGGTCGGTGAAGAACGGGTTGCTGTAAAGCGTGGGGTGACTTCACATCTATTAGAGAATAATTATGCCTAGTGTAACACCTAAAATAAATCCAAAGAATCGGAACGTAGAAGGGTTCGACCAACTACTTCGCAGATTCAAAAAGGATTGTGAGAAAGCAGGTATAGTTCAAGAATGTCGTGATAGAAAGTATCACATCAAACCTAATACAATTAGGAATCAAAGAAACCAAGACTTGAAGAGACGTAAGAAGTTAGATGCAAAAAGAGCATCAATGGGACGACGTGGATTTAGAGGGCCGTTAGGTTGATGACATGGCAAAACAATGGCACGGTGGCAAGGGTTCACAACGTAGGAATTCTAACGAGAAATTATACTCAGATAACTGGGATACTATCTTTGGTAAAAAAACTGAAGTAAAGGTTAGAAAGGTTACACCTTCACATGGACTTACTCAAGTTCAAAAAGATAAAACAAAATATAACAGAAAGGCAATGACTAAAGCAGATATGCTTAAAGGGCCTGAATTAATTTAGATTTACAGCTGCAGTTCTTCCAATTGTAGAATCAGTTGGTCTAGGATTAGGTGATTGTGAGAATGCATTATTAGTTACATTGTTATTAGTGTTTTGTTGTGCAACTGCAGTGTTGTTTTGTGTTCCACCATCCATTGCAGCTTTAGATGCTTCTCTTTGTTCTTTTAATTCTTCACCAGTCATAGGAGTACCTTCAAGACCTATATTCCTTGAATCAAGTTCTGCCTTAACTAGTGCCATGTCTTCTTCAGATAAATCATTGTGTGAAACAA